TTCTGTTACATGATCTGTTGTAGTAGGTATAGTGAATCCACCGGTTGCAGAATCATAGCCTGCAGATCCCGTTGATAAACTAAGAGATGATCTTGATCTAGTTTCTGTAAAATATCTGGCAGTATTATGTTCAGCAAGATCAGCTGTGGTCATAGCGGACATATCAAGCTTAACTTTAGCTCCGCCTAGATTTTCAAAGCTAGGGACTCCACCCGAATCCTTAAGTGTAACATTACCAAGAATAAGTGAGCTACCAGAAAGATACAGATCCTTCCACTTATTATTCGCTGATCCTAGATCGCGATGTTCGTCTGAATCTGGTATTAAATTTCCATTGCCTGAAGCAAGCTTGGAAAATAAACTGGCCTTACTCATTTAATATTCCTTAATTGTCTACCTTAGCGCCTGCTCTCCATTGATAGCAGCTCCAATATCTTGCTTTCCATTTTGGTCCAGGATTATCACAATTATGTCTTGCTCTAAATGATTTGCGTCTAGCGGGATCGTCTCTTTTAATTTCCATGTTAGGATCTCCAAATCCTACTTTTACTATATTACCTTTTTCATTTTTTACATAAACATAAAATTTCTTTTTACCGTCATTTGAACGAGAAGGGTCATTAAGCTTAACTTTACGTCCTTGATATTCAGCTTCAGTAATTTCTAAATCTTCATAAAGATTGCATTCTTCACAAATATTATCAATCTCTTGTTCTCTGTGTGTTTTAAACTGTTTCATTATAGAGCCCTAACTTTCATATTTGCGTTTACTAATGACTTAATATTTATAGTTGAACTATTTGGAAATTCTGCAACATAATCTGTTCCTGGAATTGCTTCTCTGACCAGTGCTGCAGCATCATAATTAATCGTAACACCGTCTGATATCGGACTTATTCCAGAGGCCGCATATGGTGCAATCATTAGATCAAGAGTATCTGCACTATCTTGACTGAAATGGTATGCATCTGCAACTGCATCAAGTTGAGCTTTGTTCATACGATTAAATGATTGAGCACCTAATGCTTCTTGTAGAGTAGCATGCTCGTTGTTGTTTGTACCATTGACCCAAGTTTCGGATGTGCTATATACCATAGATGCGCTGCCGGAACTGTATGATAAAATAGTATCTGTGGTGTTATTCATTGCGTAAACTTGACTTCCGTCACCATTAAATAAAACATTAATTACACGATCGGTATTTAAATATACTCCGGCATAATTTCCATTGTTATTATTATCAATTCCGATATCCCAAGCAGTACTTAAATCAATTTCATAAATTCTATTATTTGATGTATTTGACGGGTCATAGACTGCAACAAAAACTTTAGTGCCGGATGAGTTAAAAGCCAATCCATTCATGTATGTATTCACTGTTGAATTTGCTACGACATTAGCCATAGGTAATTCTTCAGACGCATATGATGCGCTACTTACATCCCAGGCTGTACTTAGATCGTATGCATAAATTTTGTTACCTTGGCGTCCTAGTTTATATAACCTAGTACCATCAGTTTTAAATGCAAATTTTACAAACGAACTATCTTGAGCGTTACCTCTAAAGGTTTCACTAGCCGAAGAAGCAGTTGTAATATCCCAAGCAGTTGAAACATTAAACGTGTATATTGTTCCTCTAACCGAAGAATCATAATCCATAATATAAATTTTTGTACCGTCTGGTTTCCATTTAATATCTATTGCCGATAGTATAGAAGGGTCAAAAGTTACACTGTTATAACTAGAAGTTGATATATCATATGCTGTAGATAAAGTGTATTCATGAATAAGATTGTTTTGTTCTCCAATCAAGTATAGTTTAGTTCCGTCATTATTAAAAGCCATACCACCACCATTCGCTTCTTGGCTATTATATGATAGAGTTTTATTTAAAGTTGCAGAGTTACTTAAATCGTAACCTACGACAGTGCTAATACCGCCATCATTATTATACTGCCAAGTACCAGAGTTATTTCGTGCAATCTTTCTAACACCGTCAGATGCCTTTGCAACACCCCAGCTTGTTCTGCTGTCGATAGAAACTGCATAGAATACATCTCCATCGTTTTTAGTCTCGTCAGCTGTCATGGAGTTAATATCTAACCAGCTTGATGAATTGATTTGGCCATTAGAAGAATTTGTGAGTGCTGGAGAGTATGTAGAGTATGGAAGAGAGATCGTTCCAATATCAAATTGAAAAATATTATCAGTAGGATCAGCATTTCCTGTTGAAGATACATACATTATAGTTTGCTTTTCATTAAAAGTAAATATTGGAGTTCGACTATTACCGCCAACACTATTAGCAGGGCTTGGAAAATATTGCTGAACTCTACTACCTGCAGAGGTTATATCAAATGCAGTTGAAAGAGGTAGATAGTGATATCGTGACGAAGCACCCTCTAAGTAGCATGTAAACCAAATTTTAAGTCCATCGGCTTGCATTTCAATAGTATGGGGATTATTAATTCCAGTAGCAACAGCACCAACATATGTAAGCCCTGAATCAATCTCGCCAGGATCTCCATCTAAACTATATTGATAAATGTAATTTGTTCCGTGATTTGCAATATATAATTGTGTTTTATCGGTACTGAAACAAAAACCTTTCATGAGGGTGTTGCCACCAGTATCTGTGGTAAAAGTAGAAGTGACAGTAGTCCCGTTCGTCATATTTGCTAAAGAATACGGAGTAGACGCAACTTTAGTGAATATACCATTATTGGCCGCGTTTCCCAAACCGTAGAGTTTAGTTCCGTCACTATTCCATAAAATATCTCTTATTAGATTAAAGCTCAAAGATTCAGTAAATGTTGCACTTGATATATCATAAGGGCTTGATAATGAAAATCTGTGTACCAATCCTGAAGTGGAATTATAATGTGTCGCATAGAAACTAGTTCCATCAGGACTTATTTTTATATTGCCAAGCTTTGCATAACTTGTTGGCCAAGTATATGTCTTTGTGTGAGTGGGTGTAGAAACATTTGTGTGCGGAAGTGAATAACCACTTAATTGAATACCAGACCCATCAGACTTACCTTCAGCACTAAATAACTGCCAAGAAGAAATAGCTGATGTATCTGCAAAAGGAGTGACTGAATTATATGTTCCGGAAGTACCAGTAATTATAGCAGATCCAGAGTTACCTATAACTTTTTTACCTACATCCGCAGAATCGAACGATCCGCTTGACAGAGTAAAAGTACCATCTCCAGTAGCACTTGGTGTTAATGTTATACTAGAATAAGAAATAGGTTTCTCATCAAAGAACTCGTAATTAGTTGCGTTCGAATTTACATCCCACTGACCTTTGGAACTAAATCCTTGCTGAGGCACTTCTTTAAATACTGACACAATAGGGCTTACTGCGTCAATACTATCAGTTAAATTAAAGCCAACAACCTGATTAGAATCAAAGGATTGAGTAAGAACATTATTGGATACAATATTTTTAGTATTTACACTAATAACACCAGTATCACTTATAGCAGATGTTTTAGTTTCAACTGCAGCAATTTGAGTTGGAGTAGCAGTAGGGTTTTCAACCATGTCACTCATAACAGGGTTACTAACCATTGCTTCTGCTAATTTAAACGCTTTACTTGGCATTAATGTTCTCCAAAATTTCTATATTATTCACTATCTTTTTTTGCTGAAAGATATGCAGCGATTGCCATATCTCTGCGTTCTTTTGCATTTTTGCCTTTAAACTGTGGTGCATCAGATTGTTTAAAATCATCTATCCATGCGCCCATACCATCTGATACTTCAAGCTTTTCGTTTTGTGGTTTCTTTTTAAATGTATTAAGACCTTTACTTCCGCCCGAACCGATGCGCTCAGCTTTATTACTTTGCGTTGTTGCAATTCGTTTCATTGCACCTTCGCCCGATAATCTTTTCTTTTCTTTTTCATAATCAGATTTACTAAGTTTCATAAATCCGGTATCTATTGCTTTTTTATTAGCATCTGCTCTTTTCTGTAAAGGATTAGTAGCTTCAACCTGTTCTTTTTTATTTTTTACTGTTGCCATTGCAGTTGGCTTAAGTTTTCCGTGTCGATCACGATCTTTTTTCTCTTTATCCATTCTCATTTTCTGCAAAGGAGACATAATTCTTTTTGTTTGCCCCATGGGTTCATTATAATTTTCTTTTTTAATTAAATCTTTTGGATCTTTCCCTTTAACTTTTGCATCAATATAAGATTTTGCAAGACCAAGAGATGCTACAGTACCAAGAGTTTTAACTTTGCCTTTATTTAAATGTCTAATAACATGTTGTCCAGCTCCTGGCTTAGATAATACAACATAATGACCTCCAGCAGGATGTGGTTTCTTATGTGTAATTTTCATACCAGCAGTTTTTGGTTCAAACTTTTCATCAAGTTCAACTTCTTCACGGACTCTAACTTTAAACATTTTTTCAACAGTTTGTCTACCCATATGTTTTGAGATAACTGTGATAATCTTTTCAAATACTTCAGTATCTTGATCGTTAACAAACTTAATAAAAGGCATTCCAGCTTTACCTGATAATAGCATATTTGCTGCTTTCATAAAGTCAGCTTTATCTATCCCACCACTTTTCTTTGCATAAGCACTTAATTCATTACCAGCTTTTTTCATTGCTGGAGTGGCTACTTCATCAAGTTTTACTGATTCATTTGGATTTTCATCACCAGGTTCTTCTCCGGTATCTTTTGCAAGCATATAATCTCTTACAGAATCAAGATAATCCATTGCCTTAGTAATTTTATTTTGACACCACTCAGGCATATTCTCATCGTCTTCTAGCATATCATGCAGTTCTTCAGCAGCGTCTGAGATAGTGACAAGCTGGGTCTTAGCCATATCACCCTCATAATCATACTCTCCTGCATCAACATCTTCAAACATATAAAGGTCATAAAGAAGTTCGGTATCTTCTTTCATAAGACCTTTTATTTTAGCTGCATTATAATTATGTTTAATCATAAGATTGTTTATGGCAGCCATAGAAAGGAATGGTATATCTTTAGCAGCTAGTTGCTCTAACTCATCTTTACCAAATTTTGCTACCATAGCAGAAAGTTTAATAGCATCCGTAGGTTGGATTCTCTTACCTTTCATACCAGACCAATGTTTAGCTAATCTATCCAATTGATTTGCTGCTAATTTTTCTTCTATAGATTTCATTTTGACCCTCTTACTTTTGCAGCCAGATCCTTGTCTGCCTTGCCCCATGTTCCTGATGATTTAGTTACAAAAGAATTAACTCTTGCAAAACCCCACTGTTCTGGTGTAGTACCAGGTCTGTGTCCAGTTTTCCAAGCAGCAACTCCACGATTATAAACCTGTCTTAATATACCAAGAGGCATACCAGATTTTTCTGCCTTCTTCTTAAGACCTGCTGTTGCATCTTCGTTTATATAAGCTTTAAATTTAATCATTTTGTTGCCCTATTCTTTGCTCTTGCTCTTGCCAATCTAGCGCGATCTAACATTCTATCATGCTTAAGTTTATCAGTTTCTTTTTCTCTGTCAATCTTGGCTTGTGCAATTTTAATTGCATCTTCACCATACATTTGTTTAAACTTTAAAGTATGTTTACTTGTTTTTGTTTTTGCTGTAGCATCACCCGGTGCTGGTTTATAAGCACTTCTATCGTCGTCTGCTTTTTTACCATGTTTAGCAAAATGTCTTGCTCTCGCAAGTTTTGTAGATTTTGTTTTAATACCAGCATAATAACCTTTTGGTTGTACGCCTGGTCTATCTTTAATATCCGGATCTTCCGCTTCAGAAGTCTGACCTGGAGTCATTTCTTTTGCTTTCTTATTAGAAGCATCAGTTCCCCAATCTGGTCTATTATCATACATAGAATCTTTGCTCTTAGCTTGATACATTTTAACTGAATCTAACCATTTTCTCATTGCAGAGCCGTCTTCTTTTTCAACTATAAGATAATTGGATCCTTTATAAATCACTATACCTTTTTCACCAGACTCTTTAACCTCAACCATATCGCCTTCGTTAAAAAGTTCACCGTTTATATACTTTTCTCTTATATCAGAAATGGGTTCCAGTTGAATAGAATTTCTAAATTCTGTTTCTTCTTTTAATCCCATACCTTTTCTAATATCATTAAAAAGCTTCTTTGCATCAGTATTAGACATTTTATCAGGTAGGCCCTGAGAAAAAGAAGTAAAGTTATTATCTGAAGCGTAACCTCTTTGCTTAGTTCCAGAAGCACCTTCAGCACCTTTGGCATCAGGGTCTCTTTGTCCTGCTGATAATATTTGAATCCCATCTGGAAAATTATAAAAGCCATGCTTTCCTTTTTTACCATTATAATTATTCAGCCTTACTTTATATTCATCTAAGCGGTCTGAACCAGCAATCATAACAATCTTTCTATAACCACGATCATATAAATCAGTTAAAGCATCAAAAGGAGTTTTTACTTTTTTATTAACAAGAACTTGTCTGGCGTGCTTTGGAAACATTTTACGAATATACTTGATCTTACTAGTATATTCTAAAGGGTTATCTTTTTTATCATTAGATTGAGATAGATAAAGAAAATAAGGATTGCGACCAGCAGAAGAAGATAACTTATCCATAAGTTTTCCATGGCCAATAGTAGGCGGATTCATTCTACCAAAGGCAAAATAAGCAACCTTTTCTTCTTCTACTAAAAACTGGGAAAATGAATTAATCATTCAGAAGATCCACCTCTTTTTCTCTGCATTTCTGCTTTACGAATAAGTGGAAACATCTTTTTAGCCAAACGATCAATACGTGTTTTCATTTCAGGCTTATCAAGTCTTTTTTCAATTTCAGCCTTACGTGCTATAGTTAATTCCCCACGAGGAATATCTTTTGTTATCTTAAGTAAGATTTTATTGCGGGCAGCTCTTTTTGCTCTCTTTTGCAAAACTTCCTTACTCGCAACACGTCGAGCAGCTCTCTTTCTACCAAGAGCAATCTTGGCACGATTCCTTTTAAAATCACGAGCTTTCTTTAATCTTTGAGCCATAGACAAAGCTTCATCCGGAGACTCGTCTACGCCACCGTCTAATCCAGTTCTTCTTTTTCTATGTCTTCTATATTTGATTTCATCAGGCTCACCGGGAGCGTAATCTACAGTAATTAAATCTTTAAATTTTAACATCAGCTTCTTCCTGGTTTATCCCATCCCTTTAAAATATTTGGCGAAAAGTTGTTATATGAAAATTCCATTCTATCAACAATCTTTACCGCATCACCACCAAGTCTATCAATTGCTACATAACCTTCGTGACCTGTCGTCTTAAATCCTTTTGTAGTTTGTACAAATGTGTCGATTTTTTTAATATTATTAAGTATATTTATAAGTTTTAATTTTACTAAAACAATTAGTTTTTGTAATTCAAACACCTTTATCAGATTTTGTTTATTCTGAGGAGAGAAAAATTTTAAGATTTCCTCTCTCTTTTTAACTTGCGCATCTTTGCCGCGTTCTGACTTGCGTTTGAGGATTTCTTTTTCGTATTTGTCTTTGATCCACTTGATGAGTCCGTCGGCATGTCTTCGAGTGTCTTTAATAATTTCGCCTTTCCTGACAAAGGAGTTGTTGTAGGTTTCGATTGTCTGCGAAAGTTCGTCGTTGGACTCAATTTCTTTAAGGGTGCTACTAGATATTTGGTTAAAGAGTTTCCCAATTTCCGAAAGACGTTCATTTACTTCCTCCGTATCCTTTTTTGACATTGTTACTTTAGTCATATCTCTTAACATTGCATCTTGAGACCAGACAGATTTTGATTTTTTAAACTTTGATGTATCCACACCATAACTTGCTTTCATCGTTTCAAAAGACGAGCCAGTGTATGTAGTATGCCAGACGATTCCAATTTTTGCCGATCTGATTTCTTTGGCTGCTGCAGTTCCTTCTGGGACCGCATAAATAATTGTATTAGGGTGAAAAGTGACATACTTTTTTCCATCTATAGTTTGATTGGACAAATCGTTATTGCTGAATAAGAAGTCTCCTTGAACAACACCTTTGATTCCAAGTGAAGGCAGATATTTAAGTGCGTCTTTGAGCTTATCAGCAAGATCACCAGAAGTATCAGCATCGACGTCAGCTGTAGATTTATAGACCTTAGGGTTTTTGTTGAATATTCCTTTTTTGGCAACGAAAAATTTATCATCACTCGGATCAATACCAGCAAAAACAGCAGGAGCGCCATCCCATTTAACACTTACATTTCCTTTCTTGGTTCCACCAAGCATATCTCTTAAATCTCTAAGAGCAAAGATTGCTTCACGTGTACCTTTTACTCCACCATAGATGACTCTATCTTCAATATGAGTCATATGAGTATTTTTTTGTTCGGTTATAGTTTGTTTAAAACTTATCATTTCATCAACTTCTTTATTATTGTTAATGCTCTTTTGCCATCAGGATGATTTGGATTAATACTTACTTCATTACCATTCATAAAATCGGATATATTAGCTGATTTACCTAGTGCCGTAATTGCTTTATGTAGTGGGTCTTTTGGATCATACTTCGTTTCAAATCCACTCTTACCTCTCAGTTCAACCCATTTACTATCACCCTTATTCCACATTTTCATAACATCCATATTTTTATTACGGATGAGTTTTAGCTTAACTCCTTCAGATATGAAACCTTTAAAATTTAACATTAGTTATCCTTTAAGATAAGATCAAAGGTTGCCCCACCACCAACATTATTTTGAGATTTTGCAACAATTTGTAAATCAGTTTTTTCAGTAAACACTAATGGAATAGGATAATCAACTGTAAACCCAGAAGCAAATACTCCAAATTGTCCTTTTACGTTAAAAGAACCATTAAGTGGTCTTGATATGAGTCTAAATAAAGCATCATTATTTGCATCTACATTACCTTGTAGTTTAATAAGATAGCCAGTTTTACCTGCTGGAATTGTATATAGAGACATAAGAGTTTGTCCAGCACCAGCTAATATAATTGCAAGATCTGTAGTTGCTCTCTTAATTCTAATCTCATCAACGTTTGTAGATCCCGTATTTGAAGTAATCATACTTGCTCTAAACACTCTGAGAAACTGGTTAGATGATGCAGCTCCACCGATTGTTAAAGTTTCTGTTATTGGTGCATAGTTTTGATCTAAACCTTGAACTTCAACCGTACCATTATTATCAGATCCTGTATCATCAGCTACAGCTAATACAGTGCCTGCTGCGGCATAAGCATAATCGGTGGTACCATCCCATATGGTTTGATATGAACTTGGAATAGATTCTCTGTATCCAAACTTATTAATAGAAGATGTGCCCGAAACAAGACCTTGAGCAATACCAATAAGATATGGTGTCATAATACC